TGTTCGTGCCATGGTTCGTTTCCCCTTTCTGTACTTTCGCTTATTCTACCATGTTCACGTTCTTTTTGCCAGCCGTGGTCTGAATCACGGGGACCATTATACTTTACTCCACTGTCTTTCATTTCTGTGGTCATTGCGCACCTCCTGTAAGGTCGGCAATCTTACGGCTCAGTTCCTTTTCGATATCCACAAACTGTGCGAGAAGGTCATCCGCGGACTCAGGTGCCTTGTACTCGTAAAAATAACGAGTAAACGGAAACTCTGCTCCGAGCCGCTCCCGGTTCTGCGCACTGACCGCTTTCTTGGCATCAAACTCATAAGCCCAGATTGCATCCGGCACATGAGGCAGAACTTCCGTTTCAAAATAGGCTTGCACATCCTGATTCAAACGGATGATTTCGGTATCTTTTGTAGTTGGGTCTACAATAATGTTTCCTTTGCGGTCTTTTTGCACCACGGCAGTCTTGTCAATGACACTCATCTCCATAACGATGCCTTTTAGACGCGAATCGGTGTATCCCTCTACATCCTTGATAATATCCTTGACCGCAGCCTGGAACCGAGCAAAATCCATATAAACCTTGTCCGACTGATGTGTTTCCAGCGCAGCCAAAACAGCATCAATAAACACTTTGCCACGCTTATATTTCTGATATTTCTTCTCTGACTTTGCATCGCGAGGATTTGTCTCCTCCAATTCTGCCAGTTCAGCCTCATTATAAAGATTAGAATTCGCAGTAAAGTATGCACTGGTACGTAGTGCGTCGATAGATTCGGCGTTGATAATACCGCACCGCTGCAGAGGTTGATAAACCGCCCATTCTTTATACAGGAACTCTTCACGGTCAAAGATGCGGCACTCAATTTTGCAGTCGGTTTTTCTCTTCTCGCTATAGAGTGTCTTCGAGCCAGGAGCGAACGCAGCATAGACCTCTGTAATTAAATCGATCTGATCCTTGGAAATCTCGCGGCGTTTTTTGCCAAGGGAGCGTTTCAGTGGCTCCCACATATCTACAGCATTGATAAGCTGTATCTTGTTCACACGTTCTTTGCGCTTGTTCTTCGACAAGATAAAGGCGTAGATACCAATATCCGTGTTGTAGAAGAGTTGTGACGGAAGAGCGATGATTGCTTCAATTAAATCTTTTTCCAGCATAAAGCGACGAATCTGACTCTCTCCGCTTGTGGTGTTGCCAGAGAACAGAGGAGATCCGTTCGATATGATGGCAGCACGTCCATTTTTACGATTCATCTTTGCGATAGCGTGCTGCATAAACAGCAACTGCATATCACCGGTAGCAGGAAGCCCTGCAGCGAACCGACCATTTGTGCCTTTTTTTGCCTCAGCACGGACGGCTTTTTCTACACCGTCACCCGCATCCTTTCCACCCCAGGAAAGGCCAAAGGGAGGATTTGCAATGACAAAACGCATGGAAGTCTTTTCGAAGCAGTCCTCTTTCATTGTGTCGGCAAATCGGATATTGTCTGCTTTCTGCCCTTTAATCAGCATATCCGCAAGGCATATAGCGTAGGATTCGGGATTGTTTTCCTGGCCAAAAAGGCGAATAGTAGCATCAGGATTCATACGCTTAATGAAATCATGTGTCGTAGAGAGCATCCCGCCTGTACCGCAAGCCATGTCCAATACGGTAATTTCTTTGCCTTCGCTGAACACATCATCGCATCCTTCAGCAAGAAGAATGCTCGAAAGCGCACGAATTACCTCACGTGGTGTGTAGTGATCACCAGCCTCAGCATTTTCAGAAAACCGGCGGATAATTTCCTCAAACATATAACCCATTTTATGCCCATCTATGGTTTCAGGGTTTAGGTCCAGTTCTGAAAACTTCTTCACTACACCAAGCAGACGATTGTTTTTATCAAGGTCTGTGATTTTCTCCTTGAACTTCAATCGTGTGATCAGCATATCCTTGATATTCGGTGAGAACGACTCCAGATAGAAATGGAAGTTCTCAACGATGGCGGGAGCTTCGTCCAGTAATCCCGCAAGATCAAAGTCAGAAGTATTGTAAAAAGGATATCCGGCAAGACGCTCCAAAACCTGTTGGGGCGTTTTCGGATTCTTCTTAAAAGCCTCGGTAACTTTCTGCTTTCGTGTTTTGCCGCTTGCATCTTTCATAGCAAGAGCGCATTCCAGACGCCTGATAATAATCATCGGAATGATAATGTCTTTATATTTGTCTGCTTTATAGGGACCACGCAGAGTATTGGCAATGGAAAAAACCATGTCCACTTCTTTATTCACATTCAGGGTAGAATCATCCATCATAACCTGAGTAATTTTCGATTTTGCCATTTTAGCAATCCTCCTGTCATATTTCGGCAATATCAATGCCGGCTTTCAGTAGCCTTTCGTATCGGTCATTAGAAATAATTACAGCTAATGGCTTACCATTCTTCAGCACAAAACCGGCTGTATCTTTTTCCGATATGGCAGTGATGATTTTTGACGCCTGCCCACGCAGCAGGTCAGACATATTGTAATGCTCCATTGGTTGTTTGCTTTTCTTAGCAGCCATCGATGTCCTCCTCCTTCACATAGTTAGACACATCTCATTATAGCACAAAGTAATGACAATTACAAGGGTAATTAATCAAATAATTGTAATTACTTTCTTTTGTATATTTTGCTATCTTTCAAAGATATAAAAACGGCGGTTTTTCCCTTGGTTTCAGCAGGCAAATAGGGAGAAAGCCGCTGTTTTTCAGCTTTTCTGTATATCTTTCATTGATACGACAGAGAGCCTTACGCTGAGTATGCTTATAATTAGAGATTTGAATCTGGCTCAAATCTAATTAATCAAGTCCGATAGCGCTTAAGGACGGAAAGGAGAAAAATGATGACAAACAACGAACGGCGGAATTGGATTATAAACATCGAAAATAGTGCTGCTGTAGTTGAATCCCAGCTTGGATGGGAAGTGGTCAAGTCTGTCCTTGAACGCTACGGTGCAAAAAATATCTATGATTTGAATTCAAAGGATCTACCTGAGATTTTCAACGAACTGTACGCCATTGAAGCCGACCTAAGATAGTCAATTTGTCCTGAGCAAGACATTAAACTGCTCACCGCCCGACACCGCATCACCTGATCACTGATGGCTCAACGGCATCCGGCGGCACAACTCAATATCACAGCTGCCTTTTGAGCGGGTTAGCTGCAATCCGAAACGGAGAACTCCGTTAGGACTGCGGTTAGGTTTTTGCACCCTTTTTGCGGCAGCGCCCAGAGTCCTCCGTTTCGAGAAATCGACAAACGGAGGACTTTTTATGAAAACCAATGCAAATCAGACCACATCAACCATCTACTACCGTCCGCTCAAGCAGTGGATCGATGTCACCCCGGAACAGAAGCGCGACTGGGAGCGGTTCGTAGGGACTACCCGCAAGGCAAAGCAGAGAGCCGGAGCCTGCTGCATCCCGTACAAAAAGAGCTACAAGTGCGACGGTATTTGCGACACCTGCGAGTTCCGCTGTATCCCGAAAGACGCTCCCCAGCATCTCTCCATCGACACAGAAATGGAGAATGCCTATGAGAACGGCGTCTCCCGCACCAGCTTTCTTGCGGACAGCAGGCTGACCACAGAGATCGATATCGACTCCCTGATCCTAAACGGCCTGCTCACAGAGCTTCAGTCATCCGACCCGGAAAGCTACGAGATCCTCATGGCTATTGCGGACGGGCTTTCCGAACGTGCCGGTGCAGAGCGGCTGAATATGCCCCGGAACACCTTTGTGTATAGGCGCAATCAGCTGCTGAAGCGGCTCAAAGAAAAATTCTAAAATCTTTCGGCCAACCCCTCCTTTCCTGTCCAGATGGGTCATTGAAAGGCAACACAAGACGCCTTGGGAAAGGAGGGACCGCCGATATGAGTTACAACGCAAACCATTATGACGCCCGTGCCGACGAGGACATTGTTGATGTCCTGACCGCGATCAGCGTGGTGTCAAGGAGACTGGCAAGCAACCTGACCGTCGCACGCCAGCAGAGCAAATCCAGGGAAGGAGGAAAATCACATGAGCAGAATGAGCGGTATGGCGCAGACCATCGAAGAACTTCGCAGTGCTGTCGCTGCTATTTCGGATGCCGCTGACTGGCTGACGAAGGTATTCAGCAGTGAACCGCAGGCAGAGGACGCTCCTGCTTCTCCTCCCGAACCGGAGCTGACGCTGGAGCAGGTCAGAGCTGTGCTTGCGGACAAATCCCGCCAGGGACACACCGCCGAGATCCGCGCCCTGCTTCAAAAATACGGCGCATCCAAACTGTCACAGATCGACCCCGCACACTACAAGGCGTTGCTCGCCGAAGCGGAGGTACTGACCAATGGCAGTTAAGCACGCAGTCTTATCCGCTTCTTCTTCCGAACGGTGGCTCAACTGTCCGCCCTCCGCAAGGCTGTGCGAAGCCTACGAGGACAAGGGCAGCGATTACGCCGCCGAAGGGACGGACGCCCATGCGCTCTGTGAGTTTCGGCTGAAACAGGCTCTGGGGATTCCGGCGGATGATCCCATCGAAAACCTCTCCTGGTACAACGAGGAGATGGAGGACTGCGCCGCCGGGTATGCCGCCTATGTATCGGAGCTTCTGGAGACCGCAAAGCAGACCTGCACCGACCCGGTCATCCTGATCGAGCAACGAGTGGATTTCTCCCGCTGGGTACAGGACGGCTTCGGCACCGCCGACTGCATCGTTATCGCGGACGGCGTACTGAACATCGTGGACTATAAGCACGGCAAAGGCGTGGAAGTCAGCGCCGTGAATAATCCGCAGATGATGCTGTATGCCCTCGGCGCTCTGGAAATCTTTGACGGCATTTACGACATTGATTCCGTCCGCATGACCATCTACCAGCCCAGGAAATCCAATATCAGCGTCTGCGTCATGGGAAAGGATGGTCTGCTTGAGTGGGCGCAGAACGACCTGACCTATAAGGCAAAGCTGGCATACGAGGGCGGCGGCGATTTTCACTGCGGCGAATGGTGCCGGTTCTGCAAGGCAAAGGCCGAATGCCGGGAACGAGCCGAAGCGAATCTCGCGCTTGCCCGGTACGACTTTGAGGAGCCGCCCCTCCTGACCGATGAGGAAATCGCCGGCATTCTGGACAAGGTGGACGCTCTTGCCGCCTGGGCTGCGGATGTGAAGGAATACGCGCTCCAGCAGGCAGTCAGCGGCACGGCGTTCCCGGGCTGGAAGCTGGTCGAGGGCCGCTCCAACCGTAAATACACCAGCGAAGCCGCAGTCGCCGCAGCCGTTGAGGGCGCAGGCTTTGACCCCTATGAAAAGAAGCTCCTCGGCATCACCGCCATGCAGAAGCTGCTGGGCAAATCCCGCTTTGAGGAGCTTCTCGCACCCTACATTGAAAAGCCGCAAGGCAGGCCGACGCTCGTGCGGTCGAGTGATAAACGGCCCGAATGGAATACCGCAAAAAATGATTTTATGGAGGAAATGTAATATGTCTAACAACACAAACAGAGTCAACAACCCTATGAAGGTCATTACCGGTCCCGACACCCGCTGGTCCTACGCCAACGTCTGGGAGCCCAAGTCCATCAACGGCGGCACGCCGAAGTACTCGGTATCGCTGATCATCCCGAAGTCCGACACTAAGACGGTGGCGAAGATCAAAGCCGCCATCGAAGCTGCCTACCAGGAGGGACAGGCCAAGCTGAAGGGTAACGGCCGCAGCGTGCCTCCTCTCTCCGCGATCAAGACTCCGTTGAGAGACGGCGACGTTGAAAGACCCGATGATCCCGCCTATGCGAACGCCTACTTCATCAACGCCAACTCCGCCACCGCTCCCGGCATCGTGGACGCAGACCGCAATCCTGTTCTGACCCGCTCCGAGGTGTATTCCGGTGTGTACGGCAGGGCGTCCATCAACCTGTACGCTTTCAACAGCAATGGCAACAAGGGCATCGCCTGCGGTCTGAACAATCTGCAGCTCATCCGTCCCGGCGAACCCCTGGGCGGCAAGGCCAGTGCCGAAGCTGACTTCGCAACTGACGACGACGAGGATTTCCTCGGTTAAGACAAGGGAGGTAAACGGCCATGACAATGATTCAGACAATTCTGCTTTTTGCTGTTCTCGCCATCTGGCTGTGCATCAGCGCAGTCATTCTGATCAGCAGCATCCAGTCCTTCCTCTATGACCGCAAGCGCGAAAAGCGTGAGCGTGAACAGGCGGCTCGTGACGCAGCGTATCACGAAAACCGCATGAAGCTGCTGGAGAAATAAAGTACCAAGCCCCAGGGCGGCGGAGCGATCTGCCGCCCTATTGGGGTATGGAAGGAAGTGACGAAATGCAAACCTTATCAATCGACTTGGAGACTTACAGCGACCAGCCCCTTGCTAAAACTGGTGTGTATCGCTATGTGGAGTCTCCCAATTTTGAAATACTGCTCTTTGCCTACAGCGTGGACGGCGGTTCCGTACAGCAGATAGACCTTGCCTGCGGGGAGAAAATCCCACCTGCGATCCTTGCCGCTCTGGAGGATGACAAGGTAACCAAGTGGGCCTTCAACGCCAATTTTGAACGCATCTGCCTGTCACGCTTTCTGGGCTATCCGACCGGCGACTATCTGGAGCCGGATTCCTGGAAATGCTCGATGGTCTGGGCTGCGTACATGGGTCTGCCTTTATCCCTGGAGGGAGCCGGCGCCGTTCTTGGGCTGGAAAAACAAAAGCTGGCCGAAGGCAAAGACCTCATCAAATATTTCTGCCAGCCCTGTGCGCCAACTAAGTCCAACGGTCAGCGTACCCGCAATCTCCCAAAACACGCCCCGGACAAATGGCTGACATTTAAAAATACAACATCCGCGATGTGGAGACAGAGATGTCTATCCAGGCACGGCTCTTAAAGTATCCTGTGCCGGACAGCGTCTGGGAGGAATACCATCTCGACCAGGAGATCAACGACCGCGGTGTGGGCTTGGATATGGAGCTGGTGCGGCAGGCCATTCAGATGGACGGGCGCTCTCGCTCGGAGCTGACCCAGGCGATGAAGGAACTGACCTCACTGGATAATCCCAACTCGGTACAGCAGATGAAGCAGTGGCTTGCGGATAATGGCGTGGAGACCGATACCCTGGGCAAAAAGGCTGTAGCGGAGCTTTTGAAAACTGCGCCGCCGCAGTTGCAAAAGGTACTGACCCTGCGCCAGCAGCTTGCGAAATCCAGCGTTAAAAAGTATCAGGCGATGGAGACCGCCGTCTGCGCCGATGGCCGGGCAAGGGGTATGTTTCAGTTTTACGGAGCCAACCGCACCGGGCGGTGGGCAGGCCGCATCATTCAGATGCAGAATCTCCCTCAGAACCATCTGGACGATCTGTCCGAAGCCAGAGGGCTTGTCCGGGCAGGCGGCTTTGACGCTCTGGAAATGCTCTATGAGGATGTGCCGGATACCCTTTCTCAGCTGATCCGCACGGCATTCGTGCCGCAGGAAAACAGGAAATTCATTGTGGCGGACTTCTCCGCGATTGAAGCCAGGGTGATCGCATGGCTTGCCGGCGAGAAGTGGCGGCAGGATGTATTCGCCGAGGGCAAGGACATCTACTGCGCCAGCGCGTCCCAGATGTTCGGCGTCCCCGTAGAAAAGCACGGCGTCAACGGCCACCTGCGGCAGAAAGGCAAGATCGCCGAACTGGCTCTCGGCTACGGCGGCTCCGTGGGTGCGCTAAAAGCGATGGGTGCTTTGGAGATGGGCCTTCAGGAGGATGAACTTCCAGCTCTGGTTTCCGCATGGCGTCAGGCGAATCCGAAAATCGTGCAGTTCTGGTGGGCGGTTGACCGCGCTGTGATGGACGCCGTTACCCGCAGGACTACCACGAAAACACACGGCATCATATTCTCCGCCAGAAACGGGATGCTGTTTATCACTCTGCCGTCCGGCAGGAGCCTTGCCTATGTGAAGCCAAAGATCGGAGAGAACCGTTTCGGCGGCGACTGTATCACCTATGAAGGCGTCGGCGGCACGAAGAAATGGGAGCGCATTGACAGCTACGGTCCGAAATTTGTGGAAAACATCGTCCAGGCAACCTCACGAGATATCCTTTGTTACGCCATGAAGACCCTTCGCTGCTGCTCCATCGTCATGCACATCCACGACGAAGTGGTCATTGAAGCCGACCGCCGGATGTCACTACAGGCCGTCTGTGACCAGATGGGCAGGACTCCACCCTGGGCAAACGGACTGCAGCTTCGTGCAGATGGCTACGAGACTGATTTTTACAAGAAAGATTAACGAGGTAACGCCTATGAGCATCAATAAATTCAACAGCGAGGGCTACTACGACCCAACTACCTATGAAGCCCTCACCAATATAGAAAAGGAAGAACGTGCCCTCCGCGCTTTCCGCCCTATCGTCTACATCTGCTCTCCCTATGCCGGAGATGTGTCTGCCAATGTGGAGAACGCCCGGAGGTACAGCCGCTTTGCTGTGGACGCCGGATACATTCCCATTGCGCCGCATCTGCTGTTTCCACAGTTTCTCAGTGACGACGATCCAAAGGAGCGTCAGCTGGGGCTGTTCTTCGGAAACGCCCTCATGAGTAAATGCTCCGAGGTGTGGGTGTTCGGAGAATACATCTCTTCCGGCATGGAAGCGGAGATCCGCAGAGCCAAATGGA